AAGTACGTGACCCGATGGGGCCGCCGTGATCTCTCGTGGGAGCGAATGCAGCGCGAGGCCCGACAGGCCGCCCAGGCCCAGGTGGACGCCATTCCTCTCGAGGAGCTCGAGCGCATGGTGATCGCGGAGAAGGCGCGCCGCGAGCGAGCCTCCCGCGTGGCGACGGGCACGGCTGAATGATCCGCATTCGCCCAGCTCGTGAGAGCGATGCGGCCTACGTGGCAGCGACGGCGCTGAAGCAGGCAAGCCGCTTCGTGCGCAACGTCGACCGCGAGGAGCTCGCGTTGACCGTGCGGGCCATGCTGAACGCTTCGCATATCGTCGTGGCCTGCTCGGAGACCGACGAGGACACGCTCCTCGGCTGGGCCGCTGCGATCGGCGGCGTCTCGTGGTTCTGTTTCGTGTCGAAGGATGCCAGGCGCAACGGCATCGGGACGCGCCTGCGCTTGGAGGTGATTCGTGGAAGCATTGATTCGGCTCGTGAGTGGGGTGCACATCGACGGGCGCATGATGGAAACGATCCGCGTTCCCGTCTCGCGGGTGACGTGCTCGGCTTTTGGGGTGCTGATTCGTGATGCGGTCGGCGATGGGTGCACGCTCCTCCCGTGGCCGCGCGTCGAGCACGCAAGGTTCCCCTCTGCTTCGAGCGTACTGGCAGCACCAGAGGGCCGAGGTGCTGGGGAGCCTGGAATCGCTCCTGACGCACCGGCTGGGCTTCGGCCTCTCGACGGCGACGCCGCTCCAGCGCCAGCTCGCGCGCCTCGTGGACGGCGCCCCAACGCTCGACCCGTCGAACCCTGAGCTCCTCGAGGCCGTGGGAGACGTGACGCCGCTCGTGGGCGTCCGGCCTCGCGAGGTGACGATTGTGGCGGCCATCCGTTCCGCGAAGACGATGCTGTCCGCAGCCGCGGCCATCCGCATGACGCAGACGGTCGACCTCGAGGGCCTCGGCCACGGCGAGGTGCCGCGCGTGCCGATCCTGAGCCTCGACCTCGATCTCGCGCAGGTGGCGCACCAGCACCTGACGGGCACGGTGCTAGCCTCTCCGGTGCTCCGCGAGCTTCTCGTCGAGGAGCCCAAGGCCGACTCGCTGAAGCTCTATCACCCGAGCGGCCGGCCCATCGAGATCTGCACCGTGGCAGGCAAGCGAGCGGGATCGAGCCTCATCGCGCGCTGGATGGCCGGCGTCATCGTCGACGAGGCGCCCCGCATGGCCGGCGAAGGCGAGGCCGTCGCCAACTTCGACGAAACGCGGCGCGTCATCCTCGGCCGCCTGCGCCCTGGCGCTCAGTTCATTTCCATCGGCAGCCCGTGGGCACCCTTCGGTCCGATCTTCGAGCAGGTGCAAGAGAATTGGCGAAAGCCGACCGCGCAGCGCGTCGTCGTGCGCGCTCCAGGCTGGGCCATGAATCCGGTCTACTGGACGCCCGAGCGCATGGACGAGCTCAAGGCCAGCGACCCGGACGCGTACCGCGTGGACTGCGCGGCCGAGTTTGCGGCGCCGGAGAGCGCGCTCGTTCCGCCTGACGCACTGGCCGCGGCGACGAGGCAGGCCGGCGACCTCGAGCCCGACCCGCTGCGCTCGTACGTGGCCGCCATGGACGCCGGCACGCGAGGCAACGCGTGGACGCTGATCGTCATGAGCCGCCACGGCGAGAAGCGCCGCATCGACCTGGCGCGGGAATGGATCGGCTCGCGCAACGCTCCGCTCTCGGCCTCGGAGATCCTGCGCGAGATCGCGGCCATCGCAGCGCGCTACCGCGTGGCGACGGTGTGGTGCGACCAGTGGAGCGCCGACCCGCTGCAGGAGCTCGCGCAGCAGCATGGCCTGACGCTCTACCCCCGCATGACGCCCGCGCGTGACAGGTGGGAGCAGGCCGCGAGGTTCCGCGCGGACTTGCTCGAGGGCCGGCTCGAGATGCACCCGCACCCGGTGCTGCGTGAGGACGTGCTCCGGGCGAAGCGCACCACGACCATGCAGGGCGTGCGGCTCGACCTGCCGACCGGAGGCGATGGCCGGCACTGCGACTTCGTGCCGTCTCTCATGCTGGCCACGGCGCAGCACATTCCGGACAAGCGCCCCGCACCGCATGAACGCGGCACGGATGCGTGGTACGAAGCGGAGGCGGCTCGCCTCGAACGCGCAGCCGACGAGGCCGCGCGACGGTCGCAACAGCGTAGGAGATGGTGATGGCGACTCAATCGATCAGGTGGTGGGCTCTCGCAGGCAAGGCGGCGCTGGATGGCGTGTGGGCGACCGTGCGCGAGCTCGAGCAGAGCAGCGAAGCCCGGCTCGACGCTTACGCGCGCTACCTCGAGGCGTACGACGTGGAGCTCCCGACGAACGGCCGGCGCGGCAACCCGTACCGCCGCATCGACGAGGAGGTGCTGACGCCCAACAAGTACCGGCGCGTCCTCGACACCATCCAGGCCAAGATCATCCGAAACAAGATTCTCCCGCAGGCCGTGAGCACGGGCGGCGACTACTCGACGCGCGCGAGGGCGAAGGGCTTCTCGCTCTTCCTCGAGGGCCTGCTCGCGACCGAGCGCATGGACGAAATCGCAGATCTTGGCGTGCGCGATGCGCTCCTGTGCGGCTTCGCGGCCGTGAAGGTCACGCCGGAGCCGAACCGCGTCAACTTCGAGCGGCTGAAGCCGTGGTGTCTTCACCTGCGCGACGCCGAGTGCAACGGCGGGATGCCGCGGCGCCTCTACTACGTGGACGACTTCGACCGCGGGGCCCTCGCGGACATGTTCCCCGAGCACGAGAGCGCGATCATGAGCGCGCCGATGCCGGCCCAGGTGGGCAGCACGCGCCTGACGAGCACGTACAACCCCGACGCCGTGCGCGTCGTGGAGGCGTGGAGCCTCGGCACCGAGGACAAGCCCGGCCGGCATGTGATCGCCATCGAGGGCTTCGAGCTTCTCTCCGAAGAGTGGACGGACCCGACGTTCCCGGTTGCCGTGCTCCGCTTCTACGCGCCCCCGGTCGGCTTCTTCCCGGTGCCGCTCGCGAAGCTCCTTCTCCCCATCCAGCGCGAGCTTGAGTTCACCGCGGCGAAGCTCCAGCGCACGTTCCGCATCATGAGCTCGGCTCACTTCATCGTGGCGCCCGGCGTGGAGTTCAGCACGGAGCAGATGACGAACGAGCCCGGCACGATCTGGCGCGCGAACCCGGGCCAGATTCAGCCGTTCAGCCCGCCGGCCGTGGCGCCGGATCTCTACCGCTACTTCACCGACCTCGGCCCCATGATGACCGAGATGTCGGGCGCCTCGGCGATGAGCGTGGCGAACCAGAAGCCGGGCGGCGTCACGAGCGGCATTGCGCTCCAGACCCTCGACGACGTGGAGGCCGAAGGCTTCCTGGCGATGCACCGCGCCTTTGCGTCGTGGCACGTCGAGATTGCCAAGCTCGCCATCCGTGCGTGCGCCACCGTGGCCGAGGAAAACCCGAAGTTCGCCGTCCGCGTCATGGGCAAGGGCCGGGCGCAGACGATCCGTTGGCGCGACGTGGCTATGGACGACGACGAGTACGAGATCCGCGTGATGCCGACGAGCCAGTTCGCTCGCGACTTCGCCGCTCGCATCGACCAGGGCGAAAAGCTCCTCCAGCTCGGCGCGCTCACCGTGCCGCAGTTTCGCGAGGTGCTCGACTTGCCGGACCTCCAGGCCGAGAACGATCTGGACCTTTCCGACCTCCAGATCATCGACCGGAACATTGAGGCGATCCTCGTGCGCCAGTTCCCGATCATCGCCGAGCCGTTCGACAACCTCGGCATGATTCTCCAGCGCGGCGTCAAGGCGTACAACCTCGCGCGCCTGAACGACGCGGACCCCGTGGCCCTCGAGCTCCTGCGCCGGTACATCCAGAGCGCGCAGGATCTACAGGCCGCGTCCCAGCCACCCGCCCCGCCCGCCGCTCCTGGCGGCGCGGGCCTCCCGCCTGACCTGGCGCAGCTCGCCGGGCAGGCACCCGCACTAGCCTAGCGGAGTGACACATGATCGAAATGACCGCACCCATCGCCACCGGCTCGCAGCAGACCGAGCAGGCGGCCCAGTTCGTCGGCACCAACGGCGACGACCGCGCAGACCGCCGCAGGGCGGCCCTCGACGCGCTCAAGGCCGCGCAGAAGCCCGCGAAGGCCACGCCGGCCCCGCAGGCTGCACCGGAGCCCCGCCAGGAGGCCGAAGAGACCGAGGACGACGGCGAGCCCGTCGACGAAGCGCCGGCGCTCCTGCGTGGCGCGGAGGCGCAGCAAGAGGCCACCGAGGAGGACGAGGACGACGCGCCGAAGCTCGCGGCCGTGGTGCGCGCTCGCGAGAAGGCCAACCGGCTTCGCCGCGAGGCCGAGGCGCAGCGCATGGAGATCGAGCGCGAGCGCATGCGCCTCGACATGGAGCGCCGCGAGCTCGAGCAGCTCAAGCGAGCCCGCGAGGCCATGGCGCGCGACCCGCTGGCCGGCCTGAAGGAGCTCGGCGTGGACGTGCGCGACCTCACCGAGCGCGCGGCGCTCGAGGGCACGCCGGAGGCCCAGCTCCGCGAGCTCCGCGAGGCGCTCGAAGCGCAGCGCAAGGAGCTGGAGGACTACCGCCGCGGCCAGACGGCCCGCGAAATGGAGCAGACCCGCGCGAAGGCCGAAGCCGAGTTCTTCGGCATGGCCAAGCAGGAAGAGCAGTTCCCGTTCCTCGCGGCCCGCGCCGAGCTCCACCCCGAGCTGGTGAAGGCGCAGGCGTACCAGCTCCAGGAGCAGTACTACAAGCAGACCGGCAAGGTGCCGAGCCTGCAAGAGATCGCGGAGGCGCTGGACTACCTGGCAAGCGAGGAGTATCGTCACGTGAGCGAGCGCGAAGCTCGACGCGGCGCCAGCACTGCCGCGGCACCGGGCAACGGCCCCGCAGCAGGCAAGCCGAGAACCTCCCGCACCCTGAGCACCGCTCGAGCCGGCGAGAAGAGCACCGCGGCCCCCGACCTTCGGGGCATGAACCGCGACGCGCGTAAGGAATACGTGGCGCAGCTCTTCAAGGCCGGTCGTCTCGGCGGCTGATTCTCCGAGGCGGGAGAACCTCACAACATCTCTCGCCTGTTTCGGAGTCTCACATGGCCGTTTTGGACGTTACTACCGCTACCAACATCATCAAGTTCCTGTACCCGGACTACACGGTTCCCCGTGAACTCCGGAAGGTGAATCCCTTCTTCGCCATGCTCGCGAAGAAGACGAACTTCGTCGGTAAGTCCGTCGAGGTGCCGCTCACGATCAACACCACGCAGGGCGGCTCGGCGCTGTTCAGCGCGGCGAAGAGCTCCAACGAGCTCTCCACGTCCTACTCGGACACCTACAAGACCTTCACCCTGACGCGTAAGAGCGACTACTCGCTCGCGACGATCAGCGGCGAGGCCATGAAGGCCGCCGTCATGGACGAGGGCGCCATGGTCGATCTCTTCCAGGACACCATCGACCTCGCCATGATGACGGCGATGCGCTCCATCGCGCGAAACCTCTTCCGCGACGGCTGCGCCTGGGCGGGCAAGGTCGGCAGCATCGCGGGCAGCGTCGTGACGCTCTCGACGCCCTCGGACGCGTTCAACTTCGACCTCGGCGAGCGCGTTTCGCTCTTCTCGAGCTCGTCGTTCCTCATGGACACGGCGGTCAACAACACCGACACCGTGCCGTACCTCGTCACGGCGGTCGACCGCAAGGCCGGCACCATCACGCTCTCGAGCAGCACGGGCGTTTCGGGCGGCCAGTACATCGCGCGCTTCGGCGACCGCACGCTCTCGACCTCGGACGCCACGGTCTTCACGAACTCCCGCGTGATCACGGGCGTTTCGCAGTGGCTCGCGGGCTCGCAGACCGGCGCGGTCACGGGCGCGAACGCGGGTGCGCAGTTCCAGGCGGCGATCTACGGCGTGACCCGCACGACCGACAAGACCTCGCTCGCGGGTAACTCGCTCGACTGCACGGGCGCGGCTCCGGACGAGGCGATCATCCAGCTCGCTTCCGACATCAACGCGGAGGGCGGCCGTCCGGACCACTGCTTCATGAACCCGCGCGACTTCGCGAGCCTCGTGAAGTTCCTCGGCAGCCGCACGGTCTACGACCGCGCCGTGAGCATCGAGGACGCGGAGATCGGCTTCCAGGCCGTGACGCTCATGGGCGACGCTGGGCCGCTCAAGTGCGTCAGCGACATCAACGTCCCGCAGAGCCAGATCTTCGCGCTCCAGCTCGACTCGTGGGACCTCTTCTCGCTGAACGCGGCCCCGCACATCCTCGACTACGACAACCAGCAGATCCTGCGCGTCTCGGATGACGACGCGTACCAGATCCGCATCGGCTCGTACGCGAACCTCCGCTGTCGCGCCCCGGCCTTCAACGGCCGCGGCTTCAACTACCTCGCCACCACCACCTACTGAGAGGCAACCCAGATGGCCGCCCGCTCTTTCGTTCAGCTCCTGGGCGCCGCCGATCCGGGCGTCGTCCTTCTCGGGTTCAGCTTCGCCACGAACGGCGCAAGCGACCCGGTGGCCTCGACCATCACCGGCCGAGGCGTGGCCTCCGTTGTCCTCGCGGCAACGGGCGTCTACACCATCACGCTGCAGGACGTTTACCCCTCCCTTCTCTCGGCCACGGCGAGCCTCCAGCTCGCCAGCGCCGACGACAAGGTGGCGGCGAACATCGGCGCCGTGGACCTCAACGCGAAAACCATCCAGGTGCGCCTCTACGACCTGAGCTCCGCAGCTCTCGCGAACGTGGCCGCCGCGACGGGGAACCGCGTCAACGTCACGCTCGTCCTTAAGAACTCGCAGGTCTGACCATGAAGAAGCCCGCGCTTCTCATCGCTCTCGGCCGCGGGCCGAAGGGCGAAATGGACGACGAGGAGGAGGCCCCGGCCTCCGAGAACTACGCCGAGGAAAAGAAGGCACTGGCCGCGGACGTGATGTCCGCGATCAAGAGCAACGACAAGGAAGCCTTTGCGGACGCTCTCGAGGCGTTCGTGATGGCCTGCTCGGAGTAAGGAAATGGCACGCAGTCGAACGCTTGGACAAATGCGCTCAGATGTTCGGCTGCGTGCCGACCTCGTTGGCAACCAGTTCGTTTCGGACTCGGAAATCAACGAGTACATCAACCAGAGCCTCGCGGAGCTTTACGACCGGCTGATCGGCTCGCGCGGGCAAGAGTACTACGCGAAGGAGCAGACCATCGCGACGACGGGCGCCGAAACCTACGCGCTCCCGGCGGACCACTACCAGACGCTGTACGTGGAGCTCGATTACGGCGGCTCGCGCATGCGCCTGGGCTCGTACTCGTTCCACGAACGCGCGATGCTCCTCGGCACCAGCACGCCCAACCCTGGCGTGCCCGCGGCCTTCCGCATCATTCAGGACAACCTGAGCCTGCTTCCGGCCCCCACGGGCGGCTACACGGTGCGGCACTGGTACGTGCCCGCGTGCGTTCGACTTGTAAGCGATTCTGATACGTTCGACGGCGTGGACGGCTGGGAGGAGTACGCCGTGTGGCGCGCGGTCGCCTACGTGCAGCAAAAGGAGCAGGTCGATCCCTCTTTCGCGCTCTCGTTCGTCACCACGCTCGGCCAGCGCATCGACCGCCTGGCGCCGTTCCGCGCCACGCAGAATACCGAGCGCGTGACGGACGTTTACCGCGGCAACTACTACGACGCCGACCCCTCGCGCTTCCTGCCGCGGCCATGACGACGCGCATTCCTGGGCGCCCGGAGCTCGTCGGCACGGTGCCGCGGCAGCTCCAGACGACGCGCCCGCGCGTGCTCCAGAGCGAGGATGCCGCGATCGTCGACGCGCAGCGCGTCACGCAGCAGATTTCTCAACGCACGAACCTCGCAATCGGGCGCGTCAATCAGATCCTCGAGACGCCCTTCGGCGAGGGCCAGACGCTCGTGCGGCCCGTTGGCAACGGCCAGTTCACCGAGCTCCTCGCGCTGAACGTCGGCGCCAACGTGATCCCGCACACGCTCGGACGCCCCGCGCAAGGGTTCGTGATCGTCGATCTGCACGGCGCCCCGACGCGCAGGCTCGGCGCGTTCTACTCCGACGTGACGCAGCCGCCCGCAGGCAAGGACACACCTACGCCGGTCTACTGGAGCCACACGACGATCTCCGAAGGCGTCTCGTGCGCACCGGGCGACTACCGCGTAATTTGCGACGTGGCCGGCGTCTATGATTTCCAGTTCTCCCTCCAGGCGGACAAGCTCACCGGCGGCAGGGCGCTCCTCTTTGTGTGGTGTCGCATCAGCGGCACGGATGTGCCATGGAGCGCCTCAAGACTGGCCATCCAAGGCAACGACGACGAGCAAGTGCCCGCGTGGGACTTTATGCTCACGATGAACGCAGGCGACTCGTTTGAGCTCTACTGGGCAACAGACGACACGGACATTGAGCTAACGGCCTACGGCGCCACTGCATTCTGTCCCGAGACGCCCTCGGCGCTCCTCACCGTGACGGGCCCCGTAGGCCCGATCCTGACGCATGTGGAGCGCACGCGGGGGCTCGACGAGCAAAGCATTCGGATCGACGCGTCGATCCCGTGTCAGGCCAAAATTTGGGTATGGTGACGCCATGGCAGAGCAGAGCAAACCCGGGCAAGGCGTGATCGTGCGAGCCGACTTCGGCGGCGGCATTGATGAAAGCATGGACGCATGGCGCGTCCCGCCGTCGCAGCTCTCGGACCTCCGCAACGGTCGGCTCGAAAAGGTCGGCAGCGTCCGCAAGCGCACGGGCTATCAGCCCATCGACCCGCCAAAGCCGAGCGGAGGCAGCGCCAGCGCCGGCGAGCCCATCGCAGCATTCGCAGCCGCCGCGCAGACCGTCGTGGTCGATCGCGCGCGCGACAGCTCACTCGACGACTGGAAGCACCTTTTCCCGACTACGCCGCAGCGCATCGCAAATGAAAGCGGCTACGTGGCTCGCCAGTACACGCCGAGCACCACGCCCGCCACCAACGGCTGGACGACAACGGGCCCCGCCTCCGACGTGATCGGCGACGTGTTCGTGCTCGACGGCAACGCGGGCGACATCGACGAGTGCGTGGACTACGGCGCCGCGGAAAACTTTGTGTTCGTGGTCAAGGTCACACGCTCGAGCTCGGCGGCGTCGGCCTCCACGTTCACGCTCTCGCAGTACGATGCCACGACCTTCGCGCTCGTCTCGGAGCTCTCGCAGACCTTCGCAGGCGGCGCCCCGGGCGCCAACGCCGCGCGCATCTACCCGAAACTCATCGTCTACCCGAGCCTGAACCGCATCGTGGTTGCCATCGCGCACAACCACCTTGTGAATAAGGCGCAGGCCGTCTTTCACCTGTACTCGTACGGCGCCGCCGGCCTGGCGTTCGTGACCACGCCAGCCGTTACCCCCGTGCAAAACGCCGTCGACCATTTCGACGTGACGGCCTACGCGACGGTTCCCGAGCAACGCTACCGCCCCGCGTGCCCGTGGGACGTGTGCAAGGTCGGCACCGATGGCCTCTTCCTCGCCACGTTCGATACCGGCGTTGGCACGCGCACAGAGCGCTTCACCGTCTCGGCAAGCACGATCACTTCCACGGCGCAGGTCGACCACCCGGTCGGCATCGGCCCCTTGCAAGCGCTCAGCATCGCCGAGACAAGCGCGGGCGTGGCCCTCGTGGGCTACCACAACCCGCTATTCAATGCGGCGCTCACGCCGCCGTACCAAGCCGGCAACTACGGTTGCCCGATGGCCACCTACGACGCGACGACGTGCGCGCTCGTGGCAGCAAACCTGTTCCCCATCACGATCTCGGTTGCCGGTTCGGTCGCCATCCCGGGGCGCCTGACAGTCGGCGAGTACCAAGCGCAAGACGCCACCGAATCGCGCGTGTGCGGCTTCGTCGAGGTGCTCGAGTACGCCACCGGCTTCATTTACGCGCACCGCCTCGTGCGCGTGGGCATGGGTTTCGGCAACGTGACCGCAACCGACTCCACGACCTTCAAGAGCTACGCGATTCCCGCAGGCCGGCTCTTCTCGCTCACGTACCACCCCACCGTGCCGAGCACGGATCGGCGCCCGCTGCGCCTGCCGCTCGTCGTGGGCGCGTCGCAGCAGACGTTCCTCGGCCGCGTGGCGCTCTCAAATGACCCATATACGGAGTATGCCGGCAACTATTCGGGCGTCATTGGCACGCAGCTCCTCGTGGGCACCGAGGAAATGACGCTTGGGTGCGTCAACGGCCCGGTGCAGACCTACGCGCCGCGCCTCCAGCCGTGCCCACCGCCCTCGGCATTTCTCAGCCAAGGCAAATGGTGCGTGCCGCACCTCGTGGCGCTCGACGGCGGCAGCGGCTTCGGAATCGCCATGGTGCGCCTCGCGCAGCGAGCTCCCGGCGACGTACAGCCGAGCGCCTACGCCACGCTGCCCATGTTCCCCGCGGGCGTGCTCCAGCAGGCGGACGGCGAGCGCTTCGCCGAGGTCACGCTCGTGGACCGCCCGATCATCGGCGCCGTGGTGGGCAGCAACTCCGGCACCGCCAACGACTTCACGCAGGGCGACTATCTAATACAGTGCGTCGCCAGCTACCGCGACGCGTACGGCAACGTACACCGTTCGACGCCATCGGACCCGTACCGCATGGTGTCCGTGGCCTCGCCGCTCACGTCGCGCACGTGGACCATCTATTTCGGCTACCAGAGCTACACGAACCGCAACAACGTGCAGCTCGATTTCTACGTGACCGAGCCCAACGGCACGATCCTGCGCTACTGGTTCAGCGTGCCTAACGTGCTCTTGAGCGTAGGCTGGGCGTCGGTCGCGCGCTCGGACTCGGCCGTGTCCGGCGGCACGGGCCTCCCGCCGCTCGACGCGCCGACGCTCTACACCACGGGTGGCGTGCTGCCGTACGTGCCCGTCCCGTCGTCGCGCTTCGCCGTGCTCTTCAAGAACCGACTCATCGTCGGCGGCAGCGACGACCGCCGCAGCATCTACTACTCGAACGCGCCGCTCTCCTATCAAGGCGCATCGTTCGCCGTGGGCAACGTGCTGCGCATCGAGCACGAGACGGGCGCGACGGCCGCGGGCGCCCTTGGCGACAAGCTGATCCTGTTCACCGAAAATTCGGTGTGGGCCATCTTCGGCCAGTTCCGCGACCAGACCGGAGCCGGCGACGCCATCAGCGAGCCCGAGCAGATCCACGATTACATCGGCTGCACGCAGCCGGCCTCCGTCGTCAGCGTGTCCACGGGCCTGATCTTCTTCGGTACGGACTCCCGCTTCTACCTGATCGACGACCGCCTCGGCCTCGTGCCCATCGGCCTCCGCGTGCAGACGCTCACCCGCGAAAGCATGCTTGAGCGCTACGACGAGATCCAGGCCGCCGTGCATATCGAGGGCGAGCGAGAGGTGCGCTTCTTCATGCGCGAGAGCGCAAGCGGCTCGATCGGGATCCTGGTGTACAACTACCAGGTCGACCAATGGTCCCTCGACCGCGTGACCCTGACGAATCAACCATTCATCGGCTCATGGGGCGCCGCATGCTGGTCGCCGAGCTTCGGCGTGCTCGCCATGACGAACGCCGATTGGGTGAAGGACGACGGCACGACCTGGAAGGACGGCACGTCATGGATCACGCTCACGGCCTCGACAGCGTGGATCCAGCCCGCCGGCACACAGGACTACTCGCGCTTCCGCTACGCGCAGGTGCTCGGCCGCTCCGTCGCCGACCATAACCTGACCGTGACCGTGCGCGTGGACTTCGACGAGAACACGACGGTGGCCACCGGTACGTGGACGGCGGCGCAGCTCGCGCCCATCGCAAGCACGGTCTACCCCGAGCAGGTGCGGCTCCAGGTCGGCACCCAGAAAACGCAAGCGGTGAAGATCACGATCGCCGACGCGGCGCCCAGTGGTGCTACAAGTGGACGAGGCCCCCAGCTCGTCGGCCTTGCGCTTGAGATGCTCCCGCTGGGCGGCATGCGGCGCCTCCCAGACGTACGGAAGAAGTAAGGAGACGACGGCATGGCCTACGATTTCGCGAAAGAGTACCAGCGCCAGCAAGCCGGCGAGATTCAGCGCCAGCGCACGACGGGTCAGTATGGCAGCGAGGTTCCCATCGGGACGCGCGCCTTTGGTACGGGTCCCGAGACCTTTGCAAGCGTCTACGCCGAAGACGTGGCCGCGCGGCTCAAGCAGCGCGACCAGGCCGCAGAGCGGGCCACGTTCGAAGAGCAGCGCCGCCGCATCCTCGGCGCCATGCAGCCGTCAACCGTGGCGGCCGAGGCAGCTCGTGAGCAGGCGCGCGAAGCCGGACAGGCGACGCTTGGCGCCGCCCGTTCGCAGATGGGCGTCGCTGGTACGCAGACGGCCGCGCTCGGCGCTCTTGGCGCCGGCCAGGCGCAGCAAATCGGCATGGCCGGGGCGGCGCAGGTGGCGGCCGAGGAACAGCAGCGGAACGCGCTCGCGCAAGCGCAGCTCGCCGAGATGCTCCGGCAACAGGAGATGCAGCGCATGGCGCTCGAGCGCGCGGATTACGCGCAGGTGCTCGGCGCGCAGCGCGCCATGCTTCCAGCGGCGCAGCAGTACGCGCAAGAATTCGCGGCATCCGAGGCCGATCGCCAGCGTCGCGCAGAAGGCGCGGCCATCGGCGCGCTCGGAACGGCCATCGAAACCGGCTATGGCGCGTACAAATCAAGCGAGCGTGAAGCGGAGCGCGAGCGCCAGGCGTACAACGCCATGACGGAAGAAGAGCGCCGCCGGAAGTACGGGTGAAATACTATGGGAATCTTTGACCTGTTCAAGCCAACAGCGAGCGGCGGCACGCTCGAGGACATCCGGCGCGAGAACCAGGAGGCCGACCCGTCGCGCGTCCTGTACCAGACCGGCATGGGCGGGCTGGAGCAACTCCAGCGCGAGCAAACGCAGCGTTTCGAGGCCGCGCGAGCCCCGCAAACGCAAGCCGTCGACGTGCTTGGACAGCGCGCGCAGACGCTCCAAGGCGGGCAGGCCATGCTGCAATCGCAGCAGGCGATGGAGGGTGCGCAAGCTCGCGCGATGGTCGCCGCGCGGACGCCGTACGGCGGCAAGGGCGCGAGCCCAGAAGCGGCCATCCTCGGCGGGCAAATCGGCCAGGCAAGCGCCGCGGCCATGGGCGGACTAGAAGCGGAGGCGGCAGCGCGACAGGCGGCCTACTTGCGCGGCGTACAGACGCTTGGAAGCGCGACGGCACAAGAGGCCGAAGAGCGTCGCCGCGTTGAGCAAGTCATGCTGCAAGACCTCCAGGCGCGCTACGCTGCGGCAATGCAGCAGGCGCAATACGAGCGGCAGCGCGAGGCCGAGGACCGCGCGCGTACGCAAGGCGCGATTGTGGGCGCCGCGTCCAGCGGCGTGTCAATGCTTGGCGGAGGCAAGAAGTAAATGGGCAACGGTGCAATCCTTGGGCAATCCATGAGCCCCGTACCGGATCCGCTCGACTTCGATCCGAGCATCCCGGGCGGCTACGCGGCCCCGCGGCCCGGCCCCGTCGTGCTCGGCCAGGCCCCGCCGCCGCCGCCTCCTGCACCGGCCGCACCGGCAGGCCGCACCGGCCTCGATTATTACACTTTCGGCATGGCCGGAGACCTTCTCCGCGGACTCGAGCGCGTTGGCTCAGCCGTCATGCCCGTGCCGCCGACGCCGACCGCTGCGCCGGCTCCTCGCGGCACGTCGGCAGGTGGCATCGGCCTGGGCGTGCTGCCGGCTGACAAGCTCCCGGCGCAGAGCTTTACGGGCATCGGCACGCAGTACTTCCCGCAGGCCCCCGCGGAGGCGCCTGGCGGCCCCGTAGAAGGCGCCGCACCTGGCGCCGCACCTGGCGCCGCCCAGGCCGCTCCTGCGGCCCGCAGGGCGGCTCCTGGTGGCGCTGGCGGCATGGGCGGCATGACCGAGGTGGAGCGCATCCAGACCGAAGGACTCAAGGGCAAAGAAGAGCTCTTGAAGGGCCAGGAGCTTAACCTGCGCGCAGAGGCCGCAACGCAACGCGCCGCGCTTACCGGCATCGAACAGGCCGAAGCCGAGGCGCAGAATGAGCGCGAGAAGGCCACGGCGCTCGCGCGCGAGCAGGCCCGCGCGGCAGACCTGGAGGCCGCCAGCGAGCGCGAGATCCGGCGCATGGCCGTCGAGGACACGCAGCGTAGGCTCGAAGCGGCTCAGAACGCGCTCGACAACACGAAGATCGACGTGGACAAGGCATACGGCGGCGCGGCTGGCCGCATCTTCGCGGGCCTCGCGGTGGCCCTCGGCTCGTTCGGCGCCAGCATGACGGGCGGCCCCAACTACGCCATGCAGATCGTCGACCAGCGCATTAACCGCGAGCTCGACGCGCAGCGCACGGAGCTCGACAAGGCTAAGGGCAAGGTCTCGGAGCTTGGGCGCGTACTCCAGCAAAACGAGAACCTCCTCGGTGACGCGTCCAAGGCGCGCGACCTCACGCGAGCGCAGACGTATCGCGCTCTCATTGCAGACATCGACGAGCGGAAGAAGGGCGCAGAGCTGACGCCCAACCAGATGCGCGTGCGCCAGGAGCTCGAAACGAAGCTGAACGGCGCGCTGACGAACATCCAGAGCGGCCTGCTCGAGACGCAGACGCAGAAGCAACTGATCCCGGCCATGGGCCGCCAGCAGCGCGCCGCAGCAGCCGCCACGGCCGCGCGTGCACTCTCCAAGGAAGAGCGCGAGACGCGCAAGGCGCTCACGCTCGAGCTTGTGAAGCAAGGGCAGCTCACGATCGACCCGGCGACGGGCGCGCTTGTGCAGGGCGCAGGCACGCCGGAAACGCAGGAAAAGCTCGTTAACCGCACCACGAGCCTCGTGAAGACGCTCGACGAGAAGAACCTGCTCACGGGTCCCGAAAGCATGGCGACGCTCATGCAGGCCGTGGGCGTCGACCCGGCGACGGGCGCCAAGAGTGGCGCGGGCTCGGTGGCCGGCTTCTCGTTCGGCGGGACCGTTCGCGATCCGTTTGCGGTCACTGCGCAGGCCAAGGAAATCCGCCGCCAGATCGGCGAGCAAGTGGAATCCGTGGCGAAGGCGTCGGGCGGTGTCATTACCGACAGCGATCGCGCTGGCGCGCTGGCGCGGATCAACGGAAGCGGCAGCATCGGCGAGCTGCAAAACGCGCTCGTGGACTTCTACGGGAAGTATGCGTCGAAGGCGCGCTCGTTCGCCGCCGCCGACCCGGTGGCGTTCCAAGTGGTCGCGAAATCGAACCCAGCGCTCGCGGCCGTCGTCAACTTCGGGCAGGCTCGGCAGGCAGCAACCGCGGCAGGACTCCGCAGCGGGGCGAAGTAAATGGCGGACGTAACCGTACGCACCCCGCAAGGCGAGCTCTTCACGGGCCCGCAAGAGCGCATCGCCGAGTTCCAAAAGAGCGTACCGGGCGCGCAAGTGCTTTCGCCGGAAGAGGCGGCAGCAGCAGCGCGCCAGCAGACGCTCCGCGAAGAGCAAGGCGGGCTCGTCGGTGCGGGCGTACAGTTCGCGGAGAGCCTCATCGAAGGCGGAACCTCTCTTCCCATCGGCCAGATGGTGGAGCGCGCCTATGGTCGCCTGACGGGCGGCGAACGTGGCGAGCAAGAGGCCATGGAGCGGATGCGCGTGCGCGAGCAGGAGCAGCAGGCCGCCGCTCTTGCGGGCCAAGCCATCGGCTTTGGTGGCGCCGCGCTGCTCCCGGTTGCGGGCGAAGCCGTGGCCGCTGGCCGCGTGGCTCGCGCTGCCGAAGCGGCTACGACGCTCACGCGCGGCATCATGGGCGCCGGCTCGCGCGTGGCGGCGCTCGCGGAGGCCCGCGTGGCGCAAGAGGGCGTTAAGCGCGCCATCGTCGGCGCGGCAGCTCGAGGCGCCACGGAAGGCGCGGCGCTCGGCCTCGGCCAAGTGGCCAAAGAGGCCGTGCTCGGCGAGGACATCAGTGCCGAGCTTGTGGCCGAGCGCGTACTAACGGGCGCGTTCATCGGCGGCGCAGGCGGGGCGCTCTTTGAGGGCCTCGGCACCGCGGCGGTCAAGGCCGCCGAGGCGGCTGGCGCGGGCACCGCATTCGGCCTGGCTGGCGCTGGTCTCGGCTTTGCCGCTGGCGGTCTGCCTGGCGCGGCTGCGGGCGGCTACATCGGCACAAGGGTAGGCAAGGCAATCGGCAAGAGCGCCGCGGCTGGCGAGCGCGCTGCGTTGACGGAGGCGGCAGAGCGCGAGGCGTTCAACCGCAAGGCCGCATCGGGCGAGCTGCGCAAGACGGGCGACCTTACGGCCGAAGAGCGCGCGGCCATCCTCGACCGCGCGGAGCTCGAGGCCATCAACGAAACGGCAGCCCGCGAAGAGGAAATGGGCACGCTCGACGCGGCCGAGGCCGAGCTCGTGCGCCAGCGCCGAGCGGAGCTGAACCAGCTTCGCCGCGACACGTACGAATTCGCCGATGCGCAGAGCGAGCTTGTGCAGCGCGAGATGGCGCGTTTCTCCAGTGACCAGACCGAGGTGTCCGCGCTCGCACGCCGGCAGCTCGCCGAGGCGACCGACACCGTGGAGAAGATCGCGCGCGAGTTCGGCGACTTCCGCCAAGGTCACATGGCGAAGGCCGTGCGCGGCTACGAGTCGGCCTATGAGGCGATTACGGGCGTGAAGAAAGAGGAGACGATGCTCCGCTTCGCGCGCGAAATGTCTCCCGACGAGGCGGCATCGTACGCGCGCCTGGCGCGCAAGGGACTCGTGGAGCGCCTCGAGGAGACGGCCGCGCAGATCGAAGAGCAGATCCAGGGCGTGCCAGGCTTTCAGAAATCGTTCGGTGCGCAGGTCAAGCAGATGCGCAAGGCAGCCGAAGAGATCGGCAACCTGAGCGACGACACGGCCGAGAACCTCGCCAAGATGCATCGGCTGGCGGACAACGCGAAACGCGAATTCGACCGCGTGGTGGCCGCAGGAAAGGCCACGACGACGGACGAGCGTACGCTCATGCAGTATTTCCAAAAGAGCAACGGCGCCGACTCGGTGCGCAAGGCGCTCTCGGATCCGCAGCTCTTCGGCGAGCAGATTGCCGCCACGCAAGCGAGCGTGAATCAGGCATGGACGAACGCGATCCCGCGCCTCAAGGAGATCCAGAAGACGCTCCTGCGGCAAGGCATGGAGCGCCTGGAGAGCAACCCATACAAGCTCGAGACGGTGATCGACCCGGCCAAGGTGATCCCGTTCATGCGCAACATGGGCAGCGCCGAGCAAGAGCTGAACGCGCAAAACTTCGGCGAATGGGTAAGCACGCAGCTCGAGCTCCAGCAGACCGCGCTGCGCCTCTTCAAGCCGACCGGCCGCCAGGCGAAGCGCATCGAGGAAAGCATCGGCGCGCTCCAGGTCATGCAGCGCGACATCGCGCGAGCGCGCCAGGCGTCCGCGTCCCTTGAGGCCGCGAAGATCATCGCCGAGGACGCACGCGGCGCGCTGCAACGGGCCGCCGTGGAGAACCTGGGCGGCGTCGGGCGCGTGCTCACGACCATGCTGGACCTGGAGCGCCGCGCGACGATGGAGCGCATGCTCTCCGGCCTCGTGGGCGACGCGGACGCGCAGATTTCGAAGGCCGCCATGGCGTTCGTGCGTGGCGGCGAGAAACCGGGCAAGTTCGTGGCCGAGGCCGCCAAGGCAACCGGCCGCGCCGCCGCAGCCGACCGGCCAGCGCCGCAGACGAAGACGAGGGAAGCGGTGGCCACGGAGCTCGCCACGGCAGCGCCGAAGGAGACGCGCTCGCAACGTGCCGAGACGGCGCTGCGCCAGATTGCCACCGTGGCCGCGGTCGCCGGAACCCCGCAGGCCATCGAGGCATTCGCCTACCAGGGCTCCGGGCCGCTCCAGTCGACGACGAACCCGCTGCCTTCCCAGAACGTTGCGCTCGCACTCGCACGAGCCGCGGCGTTCCTGAACGCGAAGGCCCCGCCCGTGTTCCAGTCAAACACGCTGCAACCGCAGCTCGTACAACGGCAGCTCTCCGACTCGGAGATCGCGCGTTGGAACGCGTACGTGATGACCGCGGCCAAGCCGCTCTCAGTGCTGAAAGACCTGGAGGCCGGCACCATCCGCCGCGAGCAGGTCGAGACGCTGCGCGCGCTGTACCCGGCTATCTACTCGTCGATGCAGGCGAAGGTGCTCGAGGCGCTGCACACGTCCCGATCCGAGGTGAGCTACTCCCAGCGCGTGCTTCTCGGCGTGCTCTTCGGAGCTCCCACGGACCCGACGCTCCAGCCCGCGAGCATTCGCGCGCTTCAATCCAGCTTCACGCCGGCGCAGCCTGCCCCCTCCGGGGCGCCTCGTGCTACGCCGGGCAGGGTGCGCGGTTCGTTCGCGGCCGACCTGCGTACCTCCACCGAGTCTCTTTCCGCGCGAGGCAACCTCCCATGACGCAACGAATCGGAACCGGCGCGAACGCCGAAATCACGGTCTACGCCGTGACGCTCTCCACGACGCAGCGGCAGCTCGAAACCAGCGTGCCCGTGGGCGGCGCCATCGGTGCGCTCACGTCGCAGAGCCCGAGCCCCACGGCCTCGCGCGCGCTGAACACCGGCCCGGTCAACCCGGGGCGCTTCTACGTGCAGGGCGCGACGCTGATCAACACGGACACGGCCAACATCGCCTACGTGGGCTCCAGCGCCTCGCACACGTCGACCGTGGCGATCCCGATTCAGCCGGGCGCCGCGCTGCGGCTCGACGTGAACCGGCTCGACGGCATTTACCTCTTCTCGACGGCCGGCACGCCGATCGTCAAGGTGATCGGAGTCTAACATGGGCGCACCTCAATACGAGCAGGCAGGCGCCGACGTAGCAGGCTCCGGCACCCCCAACACGATCCCCCGCTGGACGGGCGCGAGCACGTTGGGGGATTCGGCGCTGACGCAAAGCGGAAGCGACGTGAGCGGCGCGG